CGGGTGACATTACAATAGAACCTGACAAAGCCCTAACATCGCTGGGTAATTTGATACGAGCCTCAGCGCTACAAATCTCACGATAGTCGTCTCCTTGCCATAGTTCAAGACGAAGGATTTGTTGAATATTCCTAAAAAGCAGGGGTGCAGTTCCCACATAATCAGTATAGTATCGTCTTCTGTATGGTTTGTAAGTGTCAAAATTAATGTATTCAGCGCTCACGAGATAAGGTCGCCAAGCGTTGTGTGTGAGGTTGTCAATCTTATCTTGTGCTTCTTTGATACGAGCCTCAACAACTGAGCGCTTCATACCACGAGTTTTACCATTGGTAAACGATGCTGTGTTTTGAACATAGGCATTATCGGCTACTTGATAATCAGCAGCAGTAATTGTGTCAGCAAAATTAAGTTGAACTCCACTGGCACTACTACTAATTGTTGTGATAACACGCTCTATTCCCAAAGGGTCAGCATCGGAGTAAATGAGAATGGTGTCGCCTGATTCAAAACCTACAGTTCTGTAATCAGCACCTGTAACGAAAACGGCAGTAGTAGTGCTGTCAGCACTGACTAAAACGGCTTCCTGTGGGCCAATTGAGAGGAAATCAGCAACTTTCTGTGCAGTAGTATAGACAATAGCCGAAGGGTCAAGTGGTCGTGTTTCAGCCTCACCGGGATTGAATACTATCGGCATTTCTTTTTATCCCCCGTTACAAAACACTTCTTGGTCTTAGCCTCGGCTTCATCAACCTGCTTTGATTTAACATCAAACCATTCATCAAGGAGTTTACAACGGGTCATGCTCTTGCCTCCTCATCTATAGAAGCAAGATTGTATTCCATTGGCTTACCACAAGTAGCGCAGTTTTCTCGCCATAGGAAATGAAGCATACCGCAGTGTTGGCAGCGAGTGCCTGAGCCAATGTTTAGAACATCACTGGCCTCAAGATTACGCTTACGCTGTTGTGAAGTTATACCCTTGAGTGGGTTTTCTTCGTCAATTACTTTACCGAGTAGAGTCTGTGCGTCAGAACGGATGCCTTGCTTTTGAAAACGCTCAATATCCGTTAGGTCAATTGATTGCTCTTTCAGTGACATACATACTCCTCACGCTCAACTGGTAGTGATGAATATGTAAATGTTACCAAGAATATGATGCGGGTCACAAGATACACAAGTGTGACCTGCAATAGCATTCTCAATCGCTGTTGCTATCAAGCCTCTCGCTGCATCATCATTGAAATCCTTTGGTGGAAAAGGGCCAAGAATAGATACTGTTTGTCCCACTTAATCACCGCCCTCAAGAACGGC